GATTATAAGAGCGGTAGAGGTAAAGATTATATAAATGGTACTAAACCAGAAGACCTAGAAGAAGTCTACCAAAGAAAAGTACTCTTTAATTACCTAGAAGAATTATTTATTAGACAATTAATTGACGATAAAGTAGAAAGTGATGATTTTATTGCGCACTATTGTAAATTAAGAAAAGATACTGAGAAAATAACTGTCATAACCAATGATAGAGATTTGTGTCAATTAATTGATGATAACGTAAGGGTCTACCTTATAGATTTAAAGACCTATATAGATAAAAATACATTTAAATATCATTTTGATTATCACCATAGTAATGTCGTTCTTATAAAAATGCTATGTGGAGATAATAGTGACAGTATTAAAGGTATAAAAAGAGTAGGAGTAAATACATTAATAAAATATTTTCCAGAATTAAAGAAAAGAGAGGTTTTACTTAGTGAAATTATAGAACAAGCCAAAGAAATACAAAAGAATAGGGTTGAAACCAAAAAGAAACCACTTAAGGCTATTGACAATATAATAAATAAGATTACTGATGGTATTCAAGGGGATAAAATTTATGAAATAAATAAAATTCTAATAGATTTATCACAACCTCTTTTAACTGAAGAATCTAAAGTAGTTTTCAATGAATTAATAACATCAAAATTAAGTGAAGACGATAGAAGTATAAAGACCGCTTACAAGATGTTAAAATACGATGAAATTGACAAAGTAATCGGTGAAACAAGATATAAGGAATATTTACTACCCTTCAAAAAATTAATGGAAAGGGAGAAAAATAATAACATATAATTTAAATTTTAAAACATGAACAAGAAAAAGAATTTCTGGGAAAATTATCGTTTCGAATTTACACTATACATTAACGAGAGTAAAGACAGAGAACATAACAATAAACCAATTATTTGTCAAAGATATTTTAATGTTAGGAATTTCAACAAACAAGTAATTAATTCATTAGAAATGGTAGAATTAATGGATAATATAATTGGGGTAAACACAGAATCAATGGGTATTATACCATTATATTTAAAAAAAATGTCCGAAAAATACATATGGAGGAACTATAAGTATTTTAGATATTACGCTAAAGAAACTGGGGAAAATTTTAAAAATGAAGATATTTTCACATTTGAGATTAAAGTTGATAAGAAAGTGGTAGCAAAAGGAGATTTTTCTGGTAATTGGTTTCCCACTGAAGTTAGGTATGCAGTAAATATAAAGAAAATAATACCTAAAATAATTAGTGAAATCGAAGATTATTTCAGTTTAGATGAATATGAATTTTTTGATTTTAATTTAAATGCATTTCAAAAGTAATTTTATTTAATATTTATTATAAATATAAAAAGATGAACACAGTAAATAAAAATAATTTAGGTTACTTAGGTCAAGATTTTCAGTACAGGTTAATACAACAAGTTGTATTAGATAGAAAGTTCGGTGAATCAATTATAGATATAATCAAACCTAATTATTTTGAAAATATATTCCTTAGAACTGCATGCGCAAAAATAAAAGATAATTATGATGAATACGAGGTATTACCAGATATCAATGATTTAGAATCAATTATATTAGAAAATATAAACGATGAGATAGAATTAGGGTTTCATAAAGAGGAGTTTCAGAAGATAAGAAGTGCTGAACAAAATAATTCTTATAGAATTCAAGATACTTCATTGAAGTTCTGTAAACAACAAGAATTAAAAAAATCAGTAAGAAAGATTCAAAAAATAATTGAAATTGGTAGTTTAGATGATTATTCCCAGTGTGAAGATATACTAAAAAAAGCATTAGAAGTAGGTTCATTAAAAGATGATGGTATTAATGTTTTTTCTGATATAGATTCCGTAATGGATGATGATTTTAGAAATCCAATACCTACTGGTATAAATGGTTTAGATGGGTATATGGACGGTGGATTATCAAAAGGTGAGTTAGCTGTAATTTTAGCTCCATTTGGTGTAGGTAAAACAACATTAGTAACTAAAATGGCTAATCACGCCAAAAATATTGGAAAGAATGTATTACAAATATTTTTTGAGGACAACCCTAAAGTAATTCAAAGAAAACATTTAACATGTTGGATGAATGGTAAATATAGTTTAAATGAACTTAATGAAAATAGAGATGAAGTATTAAATACTGCAAAAATACATCAAGAAAGACCAGGGGTATTAAAACTGAAAAAATTCCCAAGTGACGGAACTACCGTACCACACATAAAGCAATATATCAAAAAACAGATATCACAAGGGTTTAGACCAGATATCATATTTTTAGATTACATAGATTGTGTAAAACCATCTAAAGAATTCAAAGATGAGTATGTTGGAGAAGGTAATGTTATGCGACAATTTGAGACAATGTTATCAGATTTAGATATAGCAGGGTGGACGGCAGTACAAGGTAATAGAAGTTCAATAAATGCAACAACTGTTGATTCAAGTATGATTGGAGGTTCGATTAAAAAAGGTCAAATTGGGCACTTTATATTATCCATTGCTAAGAGTTTAGAACAAAAAGAAATGGGAAAAGCTAATATGGCTATATTAAAATCAAGGTTTGGTCAAGATGGGATAGTATTCGAGGATATAACTTTTGATAATGGTAGAGTAGTTATAAATATAAGTGAAGATAATTTAATGGGCAACACATTCTACGAAACAAAAGAAATAAAGAACAGTAGAGACCAAAATAGAGTTGCAGAACTACTTTCAAATAGAAACAATAACATATACTAATATATAAAAAAAACAAATAATATGTATTTAAAAAATTCAGACACAGAGAAAAGATACTCTATTTTCCCAATAAAAAACCAAGACCTATGGGATGCGTATAAATCAGCAGAAAAACAAACTTGGGTTGCAGAGGAAGTAGATTTGGCACAAGATGACTACGACTCCCTTTCAGAGGATGAGAAGTTTTACCTTAAAAACATCCTCGCATTTTTTACTATTTCAGATGGTTTGGTAATAGACAATCTTTGTGACAATGTTATTAGAAATATTGATATACTAGAGGCACAGTACTACTACAACCATCAAATGTTCATTGAACAAGTTCATGCCAATGCATACGCACTCCTTATTGATACTTACATCAAGGATAACCAAGAAAAATCAGACTTGTTTAACTCAATGCTAACAAACCAAGCAGTACAATCTAAGGCAAATTGGGCTGAGAATTGGCTTACTACAGGAACATTTGTAGAGAAATTAATCGCATTTGCTTGTGTTGAGGGAATTGCTTTCTCTTCTGTATTCGCAGGGGTTTTTTGGTTCAGAAGTCAAAACAAAATGAAAGGACTTGGTGAGATGAATGAATTGATATTGAGGGACGAATCATTCCACTACGAGTTTGCATTACAAATGTTCAAAGACTATGTTAAAGAAGAATACAAACCATCTAAGGATAGAATTAGTGAAGTCATACTTTCATGCTTCGAAACAGAGAAAAAATTCGTTCAAGAGTCGATACCAAATGGCCTACAAGGTATGACACAAGAAATGATGATTGAGTATGTAGAATTTGTGACTGACATTGTGCTTAATGACTTCATAGGGGAAACACATTTTAACTCTAGAAATCCATTAGACTTCATGAAGAAGATTGGTCTTAGTGCTAAAAATAACTTCTTTGAAAGGCGTACAGGTGGTGGATATACTCGTGTAGATATTCCAACAAGCAACGATGGAATTTTTGACGATGACGACTTCTAGAACCTCCAATTTATTCATTAATTAAATTAAATAAAACTATAAAATATATATTAACAGTATGAAAATAACAAAGAGGAACTTAAAGCAACAAGCATTCATGCCCAACAAAATCTTAACAAGATTAAAGCAACAGTCAAAAGGACTTAAAGTGAATGCAGATAAATTATTCCAACTTGTAATACCACATATTAAAGATGGAATTACAACTACTGAGATTGACCAAATAATCTCGTTTCAGTCAGCTAACCTACAAGTAGTACACCCCGATTACGGAGTTTTAGGTGGGCGTATTTTGATGTCTAGACAAGCTAAGAATATTGGTGCTGACATGAAAGATGTCGATTATACATTTGACATTTTTGCTACATCCACGTTCCTACAAAAATACTCTAAGAAAAATGAGAAAGGTGAGCCTATTGAGATACCCTCTATGATGTACGAGCGTGTTGTCAACCATCTTTACCCTACACAAACTGAAGACCATAAAGAATTATTAGATGAGTTGTGTGCAAAGAAGATTAACTTTGCTACTCCTATCCTAGCAAATTCTGGAATTGAGGGTCGTAATGGTCTTATCTCATGTAACCTTACAATGTTAAAGGAAGATTCAATTGAGGGAATTAACGAAACGGTTGATAAAATTTCACACGCCTCAAAAGAGGGTAGTGGTATTGGCATGTGCATAGACAAACTTAGGAGTTCAGAGTCTTTAGTGTCCTCTTTCAAAGGTAAAGCAGGTGGTGTAGTTCGTCTAGCTGATATAGTACAGAGTAACATGAGGTTCTATAAACAAGGTAACAGAAGTGGTTCTTGTGCTTTATATCTTTCTACTTGGCATCGTGACATTTTAGATTTCCTTGAATTAAGACTTCCTATCGGAGAAGAAAAGAATCGTGCAAGGGATTTGTTTACTGCGGTCACGATAGATGATGTTTTTATGAACTGTTTATTAAACAATGAGTCTTACTATACATTCTGCCCGAACGATATAGCTAAGGCTAATCTAAAGCCATTGTATGAATGTTATGGAGAAGAGTTTGAATCTGTTTACAATCAAGCAGCCGAGTTAGGTCTTGGGAAAGAAGTTTCAGCAAAAAAGATTTGGGATGCAATCATCAGAAGTCAAGTTGAGTCGGGTACACCTTATGTTCTATTTAAAGATAACGCCAATCGTAGAAATATGCAAGATAACATCGGTGTGATTTCTCAATCAAACTTATGTATAGAGATATTACAATCAAGTAAAAGTGAGTACACACCTCAATGTACACTTGCCTCTGTAAACCTTGCCATGCACCCCGACACAGAGTCAATTTCAAAGTCCACAAAGATTTTAACAAAGGCACTAAATCAAGTTATTGACCTTAATAAATGGAGTGACATCTGGTCAAAAACCGCAGGTGAAGACCAACGTGCTATCGCTATTGGAGTCGCAGGAATGTCAGACTTCTTTGCCAAAAGAAAAGTTTCTTTTGAATCTGAAGAAGCTAAAAAATGGAATAATGACATATTCGAAACTATGTACAAGTCAGCATTGACACAGAGTATGGAATTAGCGATTGAAAGTGGAGAGTGCTACCCTGCATGGGAGGGTTCAAGATATTCACGTGGTGAAACTTATATTGAGGGGTGGAGTCCTTTAGAAAGCGGAGAACCTATTCCTATGAAAAATAGTCTATTGATTGGGTTGATGCCTACTGCATCCTCAGCCAGACTTCTTGGAGCATTTGAATGTTTTGAACCTATACACTCTAATATATTTACACGCATGGTCGATGATGGGGAATTTTTGGTGGTTAATAAGTACTTAGTTTATGAGTTAGAAGAACTTGGTTTATGGAATGAAGACATGCAAGATAATATTATTTCTCATGGAGGTTCTATTCAAGAAATAGCTGAAATTCCTAGCGACATTAGACATAGATACAAATCAGTTTGGGAGGTTAAGCAAAAAGCACTATTAGACCTAGCCATTATTAGGAATAAGTATGTCTGTCAGTCGCAGTCAATGAACGTGTACCATGCTGATGCAAAGTATTCAAAGATTTCCTCCGCATTAATGTACAGTTGGAAAAAAGGTTTGAAAACGGGTGTATACTATACTCGTACACAACCTAAACTTGAAAAGAATAAGAAGTTGAGTGCTTCATCGAATCAACAGAACTCGTTGCCAGAAAGACCACAAAATTCAATATTTACATGTGAGGGTGGTGGTTGCGATGCATAGCGGCTGTGATGCATGATACAACCCTATAATTCACACACACTTAAAGAGAAAAAATTAATTTTTTCTCTTTTTTTGTTTTTTTTTATAAAAAAATATAATTTTGTGTAAATACCACATATTTATATTTTACAAAATTTAATTTTATGAAAGTTTTAAAAGTATTAATTTTATTATCATTAGTTAAAATATCCTATGGTCAAACATATAAAACATTTGTTAAAAATTTCAACGTAGAAGCTTATAGCGAAATTATATGTGATTTACCAGGTGATTTAAAGATTGAAACATGGGACAAACCAAATTGTCAAATTATTTTAGGTATCAAATTAAAAACCGAAAAAGAGTCAATATTAAATCATCTAGTTAAGCAAAATAGATACGATATATGGATAAATAGCGATGCAATTGAAACCAAAATAACTTTACCGAACATAAAAAATATTATAATTATAAATGGTAAAAATATGGAAGAATATTTTATTTCAATAATTAAGGTACCAAAAAATGTTTACATATCAAAAAAGAAAGAAATTTTATACCAATAAGTTATATTTATATATAAATTAGAACTTATGGCAGACCCAGGTACATTTATTAATATAGCTTTTCCGTTTAGACAAAGTAATAGAGGTGATTTTGTAAAATTAAATGCGTCAGACAAGCAAGCAATAAAGGCAGATTTGATGCATTTAGTTTTAACCAGAAAAGGAGAAAGATTATATCTACCAGACTTTGGTACCGATTTATTAAGATATATTTTTGAACAAAACGATTCAGCTACACATAATGAAATAAAGATTCATTTAAATGATGTAATTAAGAGATATCTACCGAACTTACAGGTAAATGAAGTTGATGTTCAAATAAGTGAAAACAATGAATATAGGGCCATAGTCAGAATAGACTACACAGTAACCGATGGTGTTTTTGCTGATACTGATTTCATAATTATAGAAATATAGATAAGTAAAACTGTATTTATTTTAATTTTTGATTATTATATATTTATATAATATATAAGAATATTAGTACCAAAATACTTATCCATGCCAAAAAA